CCGTGTGGTGTCGAGCATCTGTCTGAATATGAGAACACGTATACATGCAGGTCCATATAATGCCGCAATCCCCACTGGGGAACATCCTTGGCGTACTAACTGGCTATCAGCGGAAACGCTTGATAGCTGGTATACTGGGACTAACGTCCTATATACTGTACCCACCACCTATCGCACGTTTTACGAAAGTATTACGGACGATACCGGTTCGGATGGTCACTTTCGTGACTGTGAACATTATCTTGACAGTCATTGGTGGAGCAATAGTCTTACGTGGTTTCTACAAGGTCAGGTCGGGGCTACTAATACCCTTCTCCGCCGAATAGATACCAATTGGATTAATGCTCTATACAATGCCGCCTTGCCATGGTCTATTGACATGGAGGCACTGGCTTCTGAAGCCTGTGACAAAATGTTACCAACCCTGAACGATGGGTTGTCCATGGTGAACTTTGCAATTGAGCTTAAAGACCTTAAGCACTGGAGCAAGGTAGGCGATGCATTAGCTCGGATTCGAGGTAGAGTTAAAAAACTTACGAAGTATGGTGTTAAAACCATAGATCCTAAGTCTCTCCCTTACAACGATCTGAGCTACAAGATGCCCGATGGTCGGGTGAAGATGTTGAAAGACATCGTCAGGCGTCTGACAGGCGCCCATCTTGAGGCTAGTTTCGGCATAGTTCCGTTTGTTTCGGATCTAGTCGAGACTTATACAGCCCTCAACTCGATTGACTATAAAGTCAAGCAGTTGAAGAAGTATGCTAATACTCCGCAGCATCGTCATTATCGGAAGGTGTTACACACCCCCGATGACAAAGCTACGACCGGTGATTGGCGTGCCGTCCTTACCCAGCCCACTTCATGGTTCACACCACAAGATGGACAAGGTAGGCGTACGCCCTTCCTGTTAGGCCGAACCCGTTGGGTTCAGCGACCGGTATATACCGCTACTGTTAGGTATTCTTATACCTTGCAGAAGATGGGGGAAGCAGAAGAGTACATAAAGACACGTTTCGATAGTCTGGGGGTCCGTTTGGACCCCGGGATTCTCTGGGACGCTATCCCGTACTCATTCATGGTCGACTGGGTAGTCGATGTCAGTGGTTTCTTGCATTCGTTCGCGAGAAACAACTTCCCTATAGACATAACAATCCACGAGTTTTGCCATTCTTTGGCTTACTCGTCAGAAAGTATGACTTCCATCTGGTCCCCAGGCAAACCTCGGTCTGGTTTCTTTCCACCACCAACGTGGTGTAATGATTACCAAGTCGAGAACATTGGCCTTTGGGACTGCCACAGGATGGCAAGAGTATACTACAAGCGTAATCGGTTTGACCCGAATACCCACGCTCTACGGACCAAGAGACCTGGCTTGCGTCAGGCTGCCTTAACAGGCAGTCTCCTAGTCAATAAAGCTCTTGGTGGCAAGATGCGCCATCGCCGTTAAAGGCGACGCGTATCTACCGGGTGTAGTAATACACTCGCTCACCGCTAATTGTATCCGCTTGTCTGCGGGAATTAGCATCCAAACATAACAACCAAATAGAAAGGCTACTATGCTTACTCAGAATCTGGCTATCGTGGATAACCACGCTAGCCTTACACTAATGGGCTCGAGAGGTTCCAAGACTTATAACTTGGTCTCGAGTCAAACCAATGGAGCTACGCTCCGTCGTGAGGCCGCCACCGCGCTGACAACTCCGTACGAACTGAATGTTTCACACACTCGGTCTGGTACGGGCTTCAAGCTTCGGTGTCGGTCTCTCATTAAGCTGACAAAGACGCGACTCGATACCGATGTCGCTCTTACCGGGGGGGTTCAACCCTCCGCTACGGCTTATATTGTGCTGGACCGTCCGATAAATTCGAACGGTTACATCACTCTGACGGACATCAAGGACCTGCTTGGTGGCGTTATCGACGTTGTTCAGACGTCGGGTGCCATCGACAGTATCCTTAATGAGGAGTCGTAAGCGAACCCTTGAGAAAGGTTCGTATTTACGGCCGCTGCTTACCCGTGCATATCTTTGTTGTAAAACGAAGATCTGCATTGGTGCTGGTAGTGCAAGTTGGGATTCTGAACATTAGGATCTCACTGAGAAGGCGAAGTAGCTAGGACTCCTACCCTATGAAGGGAAAGAAGAATAGCCTAGGCGAGAGTTTTTACCTCTCGCTATTTCTTGCTAGCCTCAGTGATGTGGCTAGTGTGTCAGCATATCCAGACGTCGAGTACGATCGCGATAAACGAGAAATCGTTAATCGCTTTCGGAAGGAAGGATTATCGTTCTTAACAAAAACGATGCCTTCCCTTGGCAAAGCTATTGATATAGCTTTAGCCACTGGGACTCCCCTACGTTGTCGCGGCTTCAGGCTGAAGCGTGGCACTCAGATTCCCCAATTTCTTGGGTGTCTGATAGGTGGAGTATTCGACCCATCTGGAAGGGAACGCAGTGATGCGTCCCCTGATATATTAAAATGGCTGCGTCAGCTTACATACGAACTATATAAGCTGGCTGTGCCGACTACCGAAGAACAAAATGAAGAAATCATATCCTCATTCAAGAACAACGACACTGATCTACCTGACTACTGCCCTATATATACCGACGGTAGCGAGCGAACCCATACACATGGGTATCGACAAGCTGCCGCACGGGTATTATCGGCTGGAAAGTCAGATGGAGCTGACGTTACATTGCGCTCTACTTCAAGCAGAGGTGGATGGATTCTCGATCGAGCCCGCAGACTTGTCTGTCGGGTGGTCGGGATGTCTTTACCCATCGGAGCTGACTTCGCTCCGCGCCATGGCCCAGGAAGTGTTGCTGGTGGAGAGAAACCGCATGAAAAGACAATTGAGTTTGTCGATTATGCTGGATTGTCTAAAGTATTCCCATATTGCGAATACTTTATGTACAATATCTCTCACATCTGTGACACGTACCAGGCATTCTTGCCACTGGAGCCCAAAAGATCGGGTACGGCAAAAGTCGTACTCGTCCCTAAGGATTCCAGGGGTCCTCGGTTAATATCTGCTGAACCTAAGGAGTATCAATGGATACAACAAGGGCTTCGAGTACCTTTAGAAAAGGCTATCGAGGATTGCTATCTCACGCGAGGTCACGTTAATTTTCGTGACCAAGATGTAAATAGGAATCTTGCTCTTGCTGCGTCTGATGGTGCCCCCTGGGCTACATTAGATATGAAGGATGCGAGTGATCGGGTCTCGCTTGCACTTGTGCAGGCGTTGTTCCCTGAGCCCTGGCTTAGTTGCCTTATAGCAGCTAGGTCTGACTCCACTCGCCTCCCGTCGGGAGAGGTATTCCCCATGAAGAAATTCGCTCCAATGGGAAGTAGTTTATGCTTCCCCGTGGAGAGTCTAGTATTCTGGGCCCTCTCTGTTGCAGCCATCCTCCAAGCACATCCACACCTAAACGCTTATCAGGCGTCCAGACGTGTGTTTGTGTTTGGCGACGATTTGATTGTCAATCTCCAAGACCAAGAGATTGTCCGATCAGCGCTCCCACTCTTTAAACTTATGTTTAATGAATCAAAGTGCTGTACAGCGGGACACTTCAGAGAGTCTTGTGGCATGGACGCCTATAAGGGCGTATGTGTCACACCTCTCAGGGTGAAGTGTCTATTCAATCGTCGATCGGGTATGTCCCTAGTCTCTTACGCAGCAATTCACAATGCTGCCATTGACCTAGGAATGTATAACCTTGCAGACTATCTCTCAGGAGAAATCCTGAAGAGCATAAGGTTACCGTATTCTGATAGTACGGATAAACCCTATGTCTGCTTGGTTGACCCCCGAAAAACGGCATCTCAGATTAAATCTCATAATAGTTACTTTAGTAGGCGCTTTTCGAAGCGCCTACATCGTACCGAAATGAGAACCTGGGGTGTCTGTAGCCGCCCTTACAAGGCCGCTACCCCGGGTTGGTCGGAGATGCTTCGTGTTAGGTCTTTAACAAGCCCGCATGAAGCGAACCTTCGACTGGCTCCTGCAAGTACAGACCGAGGTCTGTTGCCGTTTGAGTATGAAGATAAACTCTTCTTACCCAGGCCACTTGTAGTTCGGGCATACCAGTATGCCGCTCCGCGTCAGGCAATCCTGAAACGCGGATGGTACGAAGCTTAATTGCTTCGCATAGAGTATTCTCTAGTAGAGCCCTCT